GTGTCTAATAAATCTTTGGCACTCTTTTCAAAATGACGAGACGTTTCAGGGACAGGAGGCGTTCCTGGTGGATTTTTATTATCTGATGGCATTGAAACAAGATTGTTCTCGCTGCTATCCATCTCGGCTTTATTCTCAGGGCCATCTTTAGAATCTTCTTTGGCAGAATTTTCTTTCTTGGCATCTGACTTTAAAGTCTCATCCTGTGCCACGCTCTCGGATTTGCTATCCTGACTGCCTTTGCTCTTTTGAGATTGATCGTTTGAATTAGCAGGACTTGAAGGACCCGCGTCATCGCTAGATTCATCGGCCTTTTCTGCATCCGCCTTGTTATTGTCTGGCGAATTCTGAGGCTTTTCTTTCTTATTAATTTCGTCCTGCTCTGCAGCAAATTTTGATAGAGCAACAGCGGCCGCAATCGTATCTTTCCAGGTTTTCACATTCATAACCTGCGTTACAATGGGCATTTCATCCTGAGAAAATGGAACATCTAAAAGTGAACCGAGTTTGGCCTTTAAATTAATGCGATCTGCAATTCCATAGGAATTCAGATTCTTGCCTTTTTGGCCAAAGAAATTATCGTTGTTCAGAGTTGAATAACCCCGACGAAATGCTGCCACTAAACCCGGATAGGTGGATTGAATCATCCGCTCGATTCGGACGTCCTCAACAATGTTGAGATAGTCTTTCGAACAGCCATGATCCTTGTCTAGACCGTCAGAGGGAGTATAAAGAGCGTGACCAACTTCGTGGCCGACCAGGAGATCGTTGACGTCTTTGCCTTTGTCTTTCCAATTTGGAAGACCGAGAATACGATTCTTCACATCAAAAAAGGCTGTGGAGAAGTTACCATGCTGAACCGAGATATTCTCGTGAGCCAGTAATTTAGCCAGTGTCGATTTGACAATTGATTCGTTCTTCATTCTGTTACAATCCTACACTAACTCTGAGGAATGTAAAACTTATTATAGCGCTGAATTGCTGAGACGTTGACCATCAACAACTTAGGTCATTCTTACTTATAGTAACTAAAGTTCTTTTCCTTGTAAAATTCAATCTTGGACTTAAATTTACCGTCCAGAACGTCCGCCTTGTGGCTAATAATAAAGACATTTGTATTGTCTTCCAGAGTACCAAGAATCTTAATAAGGTTGTCAACACCATCCGTGTCAAGAGACGAATCAAATGTTTCATCCAGAATCAATAGGTTGGTGGATGTAGAATTCTTCATCCGTGCAATCTGACGCCATGTAAAGAGTAGTGCAAGATCGATGCGGGATTTTTCCCCTTCCGAAAAAGATGGATATGTAAAATCATCGCGGTGCCGTGATTTAATCACTTCTTCAAATGATTCGTTTAAATTAAATGAAACAAAGAAGTCAAGAATCTGAAGGTAACCATTAATTAGCTTATTCATGACTGGAAGATACTGGCGAATAATCTTGGTTTTGATACCGGTATCTTTTAGCATCTCCGTCATTGCCTGATTATACGTGCCCTCTTCATAACACTCGTGTTTTGACGTTGCGTGTTTATTACCCACCTCAAGTAAATCAGTGAGAGAACTTTCCGCTTCCGTGATATCCGTCTTTGAAATACTATTCCCTTCGCGCTGAAGGTCATGAATCTGTCTTTGAAGAAGCTGAATTGAATTTGAATTAGTCTGAATTGTATTCGAGAGCCGATTGCACTCCTTTAATCGAAGTTGAATCTCAGCCAATGATTCTTCAATTGTGGATAGCTCCAGGTCAAGTTTACTCTTTCCATCAAGTAATTCTTTTGCACGAGACTTACACGTAAGAGTTCGCTGTGCTTTAAACTCGGGCTCTAGAATCTGAGAACATGTTGGACAGTTATCGTTCTCTTCATAGAATTTTGATTCCTTGACTACACCACGAATATTGCCGCTAATCTGAGTTTCAAATGTAAGGAGAGTCTGTTTCTTCTTTGTGGCCGTATTTAACTCGGCGGTCACATGATCCTGTTTACAGTCCAACTCTTCCTGAGCCGTTTTATTCTGTGTAAAGAGTTCATTGATTTCCTGCGTAATTTCTGCAATCTTCACAAGATCCTTTTCGTGATCCTCGGCATCCCGTTTCTTTAGATCTGAGATATATTTCTGTTGGATTGCAATCTTTTCGCGAACAACATCCGCCTCATAGGTTACATGTGCTAGCTGTTCACGAAGCTTGGCCGACTTCTCTTTCAGCAAGACATTCATCTTTGTGAAGATATTAATGTCCAATAGATCCTCAATTACCTCTCTTCGGTGCTGAGAAGGTAGCTGCATAAAGGGCACAAAGGAAGAGGATCCTAGCACAACAATCTGATGAAAGGACTTGTGATTTAGTTTTAGAATATTCTGCTCAAGAACCTTTTGATAGTCCCGTGAATGCGACTCTTGATTTAGGAGCACGCCATTCTGAAGTATCTCAAACTTGTTGGGTTTAATACCACGAGACACAACATAGTTTGTATTTCCAATACTAAATTCAACGTCAACCTCGCAATTACGATCATTGATTGAATTGACCAACTGTGGTTTCTTGATATCGCGGTGTGGTTTTCCAAAGAGTGCAAAGGAGAGTGCGTCCAGCAGAGTTGATTTACCCGAACCATTATGACCAACCACCAATGTTGAAGGAGATGAATTCAGTTCAATTACCGTAAACTTATCTCCAGCAGAAAGAAAGTTTCGGTATTTGCAGCGTTTAAAGATAATCATACTATTTCAGTATTCTGGGCTTCCACAAACAATTCACGAAGTTTATTCTTAATTATGTCTTTGTTAAGATCCGTCTGGGCTGCATCCACATAGGAAGAAATAAGTTCTCCCGTATCAGATACCTTTTCGAGATCATCACTATCAACATTTGCACCAAGGAACTCTTCAAAGTTTTCGGCAATCTTGATTTCATATACATCTTGCTTTGCGATTCGATCCAGGAAACGATCAAAAGCAAAAAGATCTGTTTTATTAACCACCACAATCTTAACAAAATGATTCTTGAGAGTAGTAACATCATAGGTATCATAATCTATTTTCTTATCATCGTAAACAACTTTTTTAAAGATTGTCTGCATGTTTCGCACTGGAATAAGCTCGCGAGTTTCAGTATCGAATACGTGAAAGAATTTAGGATCATTTACATCGGACCATGTCATTTCAAACTGAGTGCCAAGATAGTGAACGTTATCCTTCGTGGATTTAGTGTGATAATGTCCACTCAATACCATCTCAAATCTCTTAAAAGGATCTGATGGCATTCCATGAGTGGCTGGTGTTCCCTTCATCATCTCGAAACCTTCTAGTTCAAGATGTGCGCCGAGAATTGATGCCTGACATGTTTCAATGAACTTCATTGATTCATTATAATTCTCTGGATTGATCCAGGGCAACATTGCAATCTTGCAGCCTGCATAATCCATTACTCGAGGCTCCATGATGATGTTTACATTCTCCACAAAATAACCCAGTAACTCTTTTAAAGAACAGAGTTCATTCGTATTCTTATACATCACATCATGGTTGCCCGGAATGATATCCATACTCATTCCATTCTCTCGAAGAGGTTCAAGGAATGTTTTGCGCGAATGATTCAGCGCCTTAAAGTTGATATATTTGCGATGATCATAGAAGTCACCCAGATGAATAATCTGAGTGATACCATTCTCTTTGCAATACGGAAAGAACACCTCCGAATAGAATCGGCCGATGTAATTCAGAAAGATATCCGATGCATTCCTTGCACCGGTGTGACTATCATTTAATATGGCAATGCGCATGCAGTCTTATTATAGGCTGGATGACATAAAGAGCTCTAACTCTTTCCTCTCTTTCTTATCTTTCTTCTTGAATTCTTTTACCGCAACATCGGTTTCCTTTACGCGACCGATTCTCTTCTTGAGAGTATCAATGAATCCATTCTCAATACCGTTCATACTGGTACCAGTGTTTTCTGAATTCGACATAAAATCTTCAATGCCAGCATGCTCGATATAGCGGAACTTAATGTCCTGCTGTTTCTTCTCTTTCATAATCCTACGAATAAATGCATAGTAATTAATCTGAGTAAAGTAGGCAAATGCATTTGGCGAACCAGTGCGTGTTGCCGCCTCAATGTTGTAATTCATAATTGCCTTAATGCAATTCTCCACGCCATCCATGACCATCTCTTCACGGTATGTGTATCTCACAAAGTTTGGCTTATGGGATAGGCCTTCAGCAATACGAAGAAAACAGCGTCCGATGTATTCAGTAATACGAGGAATCTCCGTATTCTCAGTTTTGGCTTTCTTGACAAGATTTACATAGTCGACAACAGCCTGAGAGAACTCCCTGTTGTTCACGTAGTGTACGCCCGCACGTTTTGCTGCGATTGTAGTCTTCGGTTTCTTTTGTCCTAAAATTTGTGTTTCATCCATAATATTGTTTAGTGAATCATTACTTTACTAGTCATAAATGTAACACACACCGCGTCATTTGTAAATACTTATTTTACAACTATTTTCATGGGATATCATAATAAGATGTACACCATTTGTACGTTTCTGTATAATCTATCTCTAATCACATAGGAGACTAAAGGGTGATTAGGTTTAATTCCTACCGCCAAATCCATCACCCGGATCAAACTTGAAGTTAAGATCACCCCAGTTATCTTCCTCGGGATAATCTTTCTTTTGGTTCTTTGCACTCACTTTCTTTTTCTTCTTTAAATTGGTTTTACTGTCAGGATTGGTTTCATCCTTTTGAAGGACAATATAGGCATATTCTTCTTTTAAATCGTCATTCGGAACGGCAGCACTTAAAACGTGTTCCTTGCGGATCATATGAATTCGTGTGGCTGCAGCATGAAACCAGTCGGAGCAATAGGTGGAGACTAATATACCCTTTGGTGTGCTATTTCGAGTCACGTTAATCTGCATTGGATCACGAACAAGAAGATTATTTTCTGTATCGGATATAACCTGACAGACAATTGTGTCACCACTCGCGAGCTTTAGAATAATAGCTAGATCGTGAAGATTCACAATTTCACCTCATATATCTTATAGTTGAATTTCTCTTTTGCGTAAATTTGAATACGGTCCGCAGCATGATCGAGCGTATAATTCCGAGATTTCTTCCAGTGCAGATCATCAGCAATATCAAACACCTTTGTGGTGGCACCATTATCTGATTTACGCAAACCACGACCAATGGACTGAAGAATCCGAATCTGAGATTTTGAAGGAGATGCAAACACGATTGTATGTAGGTTTCTTATATTTATACCTGTGGAAAATGTACCAAGGCTCGCTACGATGATTGCATTCTTTTCTCCTTCAATAATGGCTCGGATTCGTTCGCGTTCATCCGTATCAACTCCACCAGAGACGAAGAAGACTTTCCGAGTTCTGCGAGGTAATGCATCTAACTTTGCATTAAGTGAATCGAACAAAGGTTTTCCATGTTTCTCAACGTAATTATAAAGAATTAATGTATTACCCTCCTGGGCCAATGCAAGATTCCGTATGAATTTGTTTCGAGGGGCATGAGACACAAGGAAATCGATCTCCTGCTGATATTCAAAGTGCTTTGCCGCCTCGCAGTATTCATCAGCGTATTTTAATAACACTACTGAAATCTCGAGATCTGATAGAGCATTCGAGTCGATAAGTTTCTTTGTTGTAGTGACCTGATAAACAGGTCCAAATAGTCCTTCGAGAACCAGGCGATGTGTCTGAGTTCCGTCCAATGTGCCAGTAGTACCAATACGATATTTTGCATCTCTTAATTTCTCCAGAATTGTTGTGAGTGATTTTGCTTTAAAGTTATGGGCCTCATCTCCTATCACCATACCATAGGGTTCGAACCAGCCAGCTTGTAATTTATAGATTGATTGCCATGTTGTAATTACAATCCTCTGTTTCATTCCAATCTTTTCTTTGCCCGAATAAATGCGATGGCATTCGTCTTCAACCTTCCACGAATCGTCCAGAGTTGCATAGTCGGCGAAGTCAGTGTACATTTGTTCAACGAGAGATGTAGTTGGAACAATGAGAAGAACCTTCTTATTTGGATTCTCTTCAAGATACCAGCGTAGAAGAATATAGATGATAAGTGATTTGCCCGATGCGGTGGGGCTCACAAGTACCGACCGAAGATTCCGAAGCCCATGAAGAATTGCATCGATCTGATAGTCTCGAGGAGTGATTGCCTTACCATGAGCATATAACTGAAGACCATCAATAAATTTGGCCAATTCTATTTCGTCGACAAGAACCTCTGCATTGGGCCGACCATAATAATTATCGTCCAGAAACTCGAGTTCACATTTACGAGTCTCGGCAAATTCTGCAAGATATGAAATTAGGCCGCCATAAAGAGTCTTCTGTCGTGAATCAACCAAGCGAATTTTTCCATCCCAGAGCTTATTCCGAAATGCGGGCATAAACCGATATCC